GATGACACGGAGACGACGAATAAAGGACTCGGGAACCTTTCCTGAGTAATACCACGTCCCGCCGTGGATCCTCTTTAAATGAGCCCGTTCCTTGTCTTCGTCATCAGGTAAAGAGTGTGAGTGGATCATAAGCCTAGTCGCTCAGCCAATCGGCCAAGCTGAAACGCGAGTTCAAGTGCTTTAATCAAAAGCCAAGAAACCGCAAGAGCTATGACTATCACATGCCAAAACTTCATGGTTCGAAGATCACTCTCTCGATAAGTGCGAGCGACACATCACCACCTACGACGTTGCTATCTTTGTCGATGATGTCGAGCGTTTGGTCATCTATGTTCAACGACGGCGCTACGTCATCATACACTTCAGTTACAAGGCCGTCATCGTTGGATTGCTTATATTCGATGGTCGTTTTCATAAATCCTCAGCAATCTCCCATTTAGCGTAGACTGGGTCGTATCGAACACGAAGCACTTCATCTTTAAATCTACTCGTCTCGTCGTTACGAGGCCCTGAGAAAATCGTCACTCCAGACGTTTTAACTAACGGACTAATATTCTCAGTGTCCGCGTCTGCGAAAATGAAGATTGCGCCAAGTTCTAGTGACGCAAAATTCATACGATCCGCCACTCGAAGTTGCTGTGAATGCTAAGCACTAGACAATCCTCCACTCAAAATCAGAATGGATGACTTGACGTAGTTGCCCCGGCCGCCGCCTCCCGGGAGGATATAGAAGGAGCCAGGAGCGATACGTGATAACACGTCCATCACGTGAGAGGCTGGGAGGCCGCGTGGCTTGGAACGCTTGGACGCAACGATCCGTCACATCCTCCCCATCCAAGAACACTCGCAAAGAACACTCGGGATAGACGCGCCGCAAATCTCTCTGGAGACAACGGTGACGCTCAATCGTCATGTCACCGAACCCGAAGCGTACGCCCCAAAATACGAGAAAGCAGTCCCAATACTTTCTTACTGTTTTTCCCATCGCAGATAAGCCTCGTAGCCATAGAAGATCCAGCACTCAAGACAGCAGTAGAGAATCTGGCCGTGAACGAACCGTGAAGGCTTCGGGAGCCGCATGAAGGATCGCTTCAGCGGTTCGACACGAGCACATTCAACGCAAGGAGCGTGGCGCGCTAGTTCGGCTTGACGTGCGATCTCTTCACGGATTTCACGAAGATGGGTACGAATGTCACCGCCCATTACAGTTGGCCTTTCTTTTTCATCATAATGCCACGAGCTACGAAATACGAGATGGCTTTCAAGCAGAGAAAGCAAACACGGTGATTTGTAGCAGCCGACTCGGGTTCAGCCGACGCCGTTACGTATCTACCACACGCCGTCTTCCACATCACATCACCCGTGCTTGTGAGGATGTTGATGACCGAATCATTCTGCGGATTCCCCGGTGGGTGCCAGCGACGAATCGCATGGCAAGGATTCGAGAGTGTCTTCGGCTTCAGCCACATCCACGACCATTTCCCGACGGTCATCTTCTCGCGTGGACGAGGCGGCGGGCTCTTGGCTTTGGACTTTCGAACTGGGGCTGTGTTGTGGCGCTGTAGTGTCGGCGACCACTCTTCCAGCCAATTTACTCCGGAGGTCGATGTTGAGGGCGGCCGGAGATGAGCTCCTTGGCGGTCCACTATCGCATTGAGCTTCGACGTGAAGGTCTCTAAGAATAGGAGTCGGAATTGCTTCCGGTCGTATTGGTACATGCTTTTTCCTTGGGTCGATACCCCAGCGTCTACGACCGCAGAAGCACTTAGTGCCAATCGGCGGCGAGCCAGCCGGAGGACCCGGGTAACAATGGTCCATTGAAGTGCAGCGTTGGTCTCTGGGATTAGCTGGGAGAGTCCAGAGCTTCTTGCCGCAGATGCAGGGGTCACCAGGCTTCAGTTCCCGATAGCCTTCAATAGGACCGCCGCCGTTCCAGACGTGTCCGTATTCGTTCGGGAACTTCCCTTTAGGAATGCAGCGAACAGGAATCGTCGACCCAGGTGAAGCCGGAACTGAAGGACTCTCAACCTGTGTGTGAGGCAACGATCGTCTCTCGGATATACGTGTCGGAGCAATCGTCTCACGGCCCTCTAAACAAGGCGCGCATTCACAAGGCTTGATGTCATGGCGGAAGGCACGCCAGATTTCTTTGATGCCTTCACCAGAGACGAGATGCTCGCCTGTGGGTCCGTTAAAGCCTGGGCGAAGACGAATGACGACGATAGTATCGCTGCCTTCTTGATAGTGCACGTCTAAGACTTTAGGACTCTCTCCAATTTTATCGAGACTCTTTAGGCCTGTGGAGTTTGCCATTTGTCCTATTATATATGGTTTAAAACATTTGTCAAAATCAAATGAACTTAGGAGTGTAAAACGATTGACACCGACTACAGAACAGGATATTCTAATGGTAGCATGGCAGAAGATCCCGAGTTAAAAGCCGCGGCTGCCGCAAAGAAGCCCGCCGAAGCGAAAACGTCAGTTCGCACCAAGATCACCAACGAGGCCCGGTTCTTTGCCTTGCAGATCGTGCGTAACGAGACCTATCGCAAGAACCTTCTCACGCGTGCGATGACTGGAACGTTGCCGCCCGCGATCGAGAGCATGTTGTGGGCCTATAGCTACGGCAAGCCTGTGAAGAACATCGACATCAAGATCAACGATCAGCGCACGCGCGAACTGGCCGACCTCACGAGCGAGGAATTGGCCGAACGCGCGAAAGAGCTCAGTCGTCAGATCATTGTGTCGAAGCAAATGCAGGAGCAGGAAGATGAAGCTCTTGCGACGGCCGTGGCGACCAGTGTTGAGCAGGCGCCGAAGACTTCGCCGGTAGCCGGCAGCGATCCCAACCGGGTTCACTAGGCTACGCACAAGAAATAACATCACACGTGGAAGAAACCCTTGCACCGATGAGCAATGAAGACGCAGCACAGGAGCTGCGTCTCATTGAAATGGAGTTCCAACGACGGTACTTTTCGTCGTTCAAGAATTTCATTGAAGGTGCGTGGAAAGTTCTTGAAGGTCCTGATGCGATGATGTCGTGGAACTGGCACCTCGATGTGTTAGCCACTGACGCCGAAGAAATCATCGCAGGCCGCATTCTCAGAGAGATCATCAACGTGCCACCGGGCACAATGAAGTCTCTCATGATGAGTGTGTGTTTTCGCGCGTACATCTGGACGAAAGACCCGGGAGCTCGATTCCTTAGCGGCTCTTACGGTAGTCACCTTTCAATCAGAGACAACGTTAAGCTCCGCGAACTCGTAACTTCCGATTGGTACCAGACGCTCTGGCCTAAAACCAAAATCTCGGGAGACGTGAACGCCAAGGAGCGATTCGAGACGACTGCCGGCGGCTGGTCGATTGCGACGTCGGTTGGTGGTGTTGGTACCGGTGAACACCCGGATTACATCATCATCGATGATCCCGTCACTGCCCAGCAGGCGTTGAGTGAGACTGAACGAAAAGAAGCCAATCTTTGGCTCGACCGCACGCTCAGTACACGCGGTATTTCACGTAACGCCCGCACCGTTCTGATTATGCAGCGTCTGCATATGGATGACCCGACCGCACACCTGTTACGACAGGGTGGTTGGGCACATCGCTGTTTCCCGATGGAGTACATCCCAAAGAGAGAAGCAGTGAACGGTGCAACAGCTTACACCCCAGATCCGGGTGATCGTCGCACAAAAGAAGGTGAACCGCTTTGGCCATCGCTTTTCTCACAAGAGAAGCTTCAGCCAATGAAAACGCGCTTGGGACCTTTCGGAACAGCCGGTCAGCTTCAACAGCAGCCCACTCCTGAAGGCGGCGGTTTATTCAAGCGTGAATGGTTCAAGTATCTTGATGCGATTCCGCGGTCTGTTCGCCGACGAGTTCGTGGCTGGGATACAGCTGCAACCGAAGATGGTGGCGACTACACTGTAGGCGTTCGCATTTCCGAATTGCACAACGGCTGCTTCGTCGTTGAAGACGTCGTGCGTGAACAACTCGGACCCGCTGGCGTTGACGCATTGATTCTCTCGACGGCTGAGGCAGATAACGCTTTTGCGACTTGTCCTCAACGTGAGGAAAAAGAAGGCGGTAGTGCTGGTGCAGCCGTCATCGTTGCACGAGCGAAACTGCTCAATCGCTTCGATTACCGGGGTGTGACCATCTCGGGAAACAAGATCGTGAGAGCGAAGCCGTTTCGGTCTCAGTGTGAAGCCGGAAACGTTTTCCTCGTTCGTCGTGAGTGGAATGATGAGTACCTTCGCGAGTTGAGCAACTTTCCTGTTGGGTCGAAAGACGACCAAGTTGACGGTTCCTCGAGCGCGTATAACTCATTGGTTGAAGAACCCGCCGCAATCGAAGAGATTCCGACGGGTGTAGGCGAGCGGCATCGTCCTTGGGAAGTTGGCAGCTACGCCGAAGGTGAAGAGGTCCCGGTATGAAACCGGAAGATCTTTCACCTTTCAACTCTGTTTGCATGGCGTGTTGCCATGATCGGTCTAAGCTCGCTTTTTGCGATAGCGCTTGTAAAACGGAATCACCTGGGCGCATCGTAGCAGAAAAAGCACATGAAGAACACTCTGACCGAATCGGCGACCCAGACCCGGAACCTGTGGTCGCATTTCCACACTTACACCGAAAGTGTGAACGTTGTGGATTTGACTGGCTTGAGCTTTGCTTGGCTATCCGAATCGTGGACGCGAGTTAAGAAGTTTGAGTTGAAGCCGCCGCCGTTTTGGACATTCTGGATGTTGCCGCTGATGGCTTTCTCTGCCGGGCAGCGCCATTACAAAACGTTAGCGCTTCTCGTTGTTTGGTTAGCGATTCATTTGTGGGCATCTTATGGGCGACGTCGTTCCAATTTCAACCGACGCTAAAGGCCGCGTAGCCTTGCCCGAGATTGGGTCTACCGGACTCAAGCACGGGAACGGAATTCTCGAGGAGGAATTCCTACGCGAGTTGCGCGGTCTCCGCGGCGTTAAGACCTTCCGTGAGATGTCACGTAATGACGCAGTCGTTGGCGCGTCGTTATTTGCGTATGTGACTCTCGCCTGCGAAGTCAAGTTCCAGATTGATAGCGCGAAGCCGGGTGACAAGAAAGCTGACGAGGTTCGCGACTTCGTCCAGCAGTGTCTCTTCGACGACATGAGCATTTCATGGCGTGAGTTGATCTCTCAGATCCTCACGTTCATGACTTATGGCTGGAGCTTCTTCGAGGTCGTGTACAAGCGACGCGGCGGAGAGACGAACAACCCGCAAACGCATTCCAAGTACAGCGACAACAAAATCGGTTGGCGTAAGTGGGCGGTTCGCGGCCAAGAAACGCTCGACAGTTGGGTGATTGACGATCACGGTGAAACGACGGCTTTCGTGCAAAAAGCATGGCCGTTGATGCAGCGTGTCGAGATCCCGATGTCGAAAGGACTGCTGTTCAAAACGCCAAGTGAGAATAACAGTCCTGAAGGTGTTTCGATTCTCCGGACGGCGTATCTATCGTGGTACTATAAACGGCGCCTCCAGATCCTGCGTGGCATAGGAATGGAGCGGGATTTGGCCGGCATGCCAATGTTGACGCCGCCTCAAGGCGTGAACATCTGGAACGAGAACGACGCCGCGGCCACGCGCCTAAAGAGTCTCGCCGAACAGCTCGTTCGTAACATTCGCCGTGACGAACACGAAGGTATCGTCAAGCCGTTCGGGTGGGAGTTCGAGCTCGTCTCCACCTCGGGAAGTCGCCAGTTCGATATTACGAGCGTCATCGCACAACTCAACCAAGAGATTGCGATGTCGGTGATGACTGACTTTCTTCTCGTCGGCCACGAGAAGGTCGGTGCTCGTTCGCTGTCGATTGACAAGCGTGAAACGTTTGCTCACGCCGCCGCGAGTTTCCTTGACATCGTCTGTGACGTCGTTAACCGCTTCGCCATTCCCCAGCTTGTTCGCTTGAACGGTTGGACCGCGGATCTTTGTCCCAAGTTGGGACATGGCCCAGTGGCTGAAGTGTCGTTGACCGAACTGACACAATTTGTCAGTAACCTGACCAACGCTGGAGTTCTCTTCCCTGACCAACAGCTTGAGGAACATCTGCGTCGTCGTGCATATTTGCCGCCTCCGCCTGAAGATTCGGAAGAGAAGCGGTTAGAGATGATTGAGAAGAAGACCGCGCCCCGCACTCCGGAGCCTACGAAGGAGCCACCCGTTGAAGAATGAAGACTTCGTCGTCCTCGTCAAAGGCTCTGAAAAGCGCTACACTTTGGGTGTAGTGTATGAGCCGGACGTCGCCGACACGCAAAACGAATTCGCGAAAGCCGAAGACATCGAACAGGCCGCTTGGGACTTCATGGCGCGCATGCAAGCTGCTGGGCAATTTGGCCAGTTCGTGTTCAAGGCTGCTCTCTCTGGTGATGAAGCTGAACTCGACGTCACCGAGATGGAAGAGATGTTCAAGTCGCAGGGACTTGACGATGAACACCTGCAAGTCACCGAGCCGTTGGGTGACATTGTCGAAAGCTATATCGCCCCGTGCGATATGACAATCGGTGAACAACTCGTCAAGAAGGGTACTTGGATGCTCGGCGTTTGTTGGAACGAACAAATGTTCGAGAAAATCAAGAAAGGCGAGCGGACTGGTCTTTCAATGTTTGGATTGACAAGACGAGTAAAGGCGTAATACAATGTCTACACCCGTGAAAAAGCGCCTTTTCGGTATGGTCGTCAAGAACGTTGCGGCTGTGGGTAGCCCCGCGAACCGCCGGAAGTTCTTGATGATTAAGTCAGCTGAACAGCTGACGAAAGATGAAAGCGTCGTTTCTTTCGGCGAGGCCTTGATGGGCCAGCGCATGTGGAAGATTTACGACTCTTTATCACAGCACTACAGTGCTTTGATGACCGCGCTCGACAGCGTTCGTCGTGAAGAGGGCGCTGACAAGGCAGCTGGGACCACAGCCGCCTTAAACGACTATCTGACAGCGTTGAAAGCAGCACTGCCGGGGATGTTGAACGAGTTGGTCGGGGGAGAAGCGGACTTGGCGAAAACGGCGGAGATTCTCCGCCAACTTCGGCCAGGGTTGCAGCCACTCGAGAAGAGCGGCGGCGAAAACGAAAACGATGCGATTCAGTCCTTGGTAAAGGGATTGGACGCCATCATCACCGAGGTGGAGGCTATGAGCGAGACGAAGACCGAAAAGAAGATGGACGCAGGAGTGCTGCGTTCCTTGGGCCACAGCATGTCGACCCTGTTCGCCAAGGCCATGGGCGCCGACGACGCCACCCTTGCCGAACTCGAGAAGTCGGCCGGCAACGAACCGAAGACCACGCCCGTGGATCCCGCGATTCTCGAGCGCCTGGCGAAGTCGGAAGAGACCACGAAGACCCTGCTCGAACAGTTGCAGAAGTCGAACGAGCTCATCGCCGGCCTCACCGAACGCGAGGAACTCCGGAAGTTCGCCGACGAAGTCGCCGGCTTCAAGGAGATCGGCCTCGACCCGACCAAGGACGCGATGCTCCTGAAGTCCATTTCCGAAAAGCTGCCGAAGGAACACGCGGACCGCGTTCGCGAGATCTTCCGTTCGGCCATCGCCGCCAAGTCGGCCGTCGCCCTGATGGGCGAAGTCGGCACGACCGGAGCCGGCATCATCCCCGGCTCTGTCGCCGAGGAAGTCCAGAACAAGGTCAACGAGATCATGTCGAAGAACGACAAGGTCGATGCGGCCGCGGCCCAGAGCATGGTGTTCCAGACGAACCCCGGGCTCTACGACAAGTGGCGCCAGGAAACCAGCGTTCGGTCCTAACGGACCGTTCGCTGAAACACGTTCACGTTAGTAGAAAGAAACCCGCGCTGGTGTAGGGACGCCCCGAACCAGCAGAGATTAGAGGGACGCCCCTCTAGGGAGTTTGAGAAATGGCCGGCAGCGAAAACACCGTTTGGAACGAGAGCTATCAGGCAAACGCCGACCTCTCTGCGAAGCAGTACTTCCTCGTCAAGCGCCACTCGACCGAAGGCCAGTGCGCCCTCGTCGCCGCAGCGACTGACATCCCCCTCGGCATCCTGCAGAACAAGCCGGCGGCTGCCGGTCGCGCTGCGGAAGTCATGATCCTGGGTCGCTCGAAAGCCCAGGTCGCCGCGGCCACCGACATCGCCATCGGCGACAAGCTCGGTCCCGACGCCAACGGTCGTCTCGAGAAGAAGACGGCGAACAACGACATCGTTTGCGCGATCGCCGAACAGGCGGCGACGACCGCGACCGGTGACATCATCATGGTGACGCTCATCACGCCGACCTGGTTCGGGGCGTAATCACAACTGATTAGGTGGGCCAATTTCGGTCCACCTAGTCGCACAAGGACAAGGAGACTCACGTGCCAGGACAGCCCACACCGCAGGATCTGCATGTCAATGCGTTGCTGACCAACCTCAGCATCGGGTACAAGAACCCCGCATACATTGCCGATCGCATGTTCCCCATCGTCACGGTGAACCGTCAGTCGGACATCGTGCCGAAGTACGACCAGTCGCACTGGTTCCGCGACGATGCCAGCGTTCGGGCACCGGGTACGAAGTCGACCGGCGGCGGATTCACCGTCGACACGACCGACACGTACTTCGCCCGCCGCTTCTCGCGCCGCTTCGAGATTCCGGACGAGCTCCGCCGCAACGCGGACGCGCCCTGGAACCTGGACAACGACGCCACCCGCTTCGTCACCGACAAGGTGCAGATGCGCCGCGAAGTGCAGTTCGCCGGCACCAACTTCGTCACCGGCCGCTGGGGCACGGACAAGACCGGCGGCACGGACTTCACGGTGTGGTCGAACTACGGCGGCTCGACGCCGGACCTCGACTGCGATGCGTACCGTGATTCGGTCGAAGCCGGCATGGGCCAGGAGCCCAACAAGCTCGCTGTCGGCAAGCAGGTGCACCTGCAGCTGAAGAACCACCCGGTGCTGATGGACCGCATCAAGTACACCCAGCGCGGCCAGCTGACGGCCGAGCTCATCGCCTCGCTCCTCGAGTTCGAGGAGTACCTCGTTGGTCGGTCCATCTACACGACCACCATCGAAGGCACCGCGGAGGCTTCGGTCTCCTACACGCGCATCTGGGGCAAGAACGCCCTGATGCTCTACACCCCCGCTTCCGCCTCGCTCCTCACGCCGGCGGCTGGCTACACGATGGTGTGGCAGGTTGTGGCGAACGCGCTGCAGTACATCAAGCGCATGCGCAACGAGGAACGGGAAATCGACATCATCGAGGCGAACACCTACTTCGACCAGAAGATGACCCTGGCGAAGGCCGGTCTGTTCCTCTCGGGCGCCGTCGCCTAAACCGCGACACCAAGGACAGAAGGAGACATCGTGGGAGAATCGTCAATCGGGAGTCGGGAGGGCGTCAAGAACGTCCTCTATTGGGCGAAACGAAGCTTCATGTATGGCGTTCGGGGGAGTACCGAACGCCAACTCGATCGTGGTCAGGTCTTCAAGCTCGAAGGCCTCATCAACGACAAGCTGTTAGTCGATCTCGCTTACGTCAGCGAGGTTCCGGAAGGCACAACCACCTACGCATGCCGCGGCTGCGGCGGCGAATTCGTTGATATGGGGATGCGCGATGGGCACGGTGATCTCCGTCACCGCACCAAGACATTTACCCCGCCACCGCCGCCTGTCCGTCGCGATGACGAGACCAGCGAGATGTATCAGAACCGTCTCGATGCTTGGGCTGCTGATGCCGGTCGTCAGGCTGACGCCGCCATGGAAGAGCTCGACCGGAAAGAAGACAGTCTTGCGCCGATTGACTTGACGAAGTCGTCGGCAAGCCGCGCTTAAGGGAGACCGAACATGAAATCCTCGAGTCACATGAAAGGGCGGCTGCTCAGCTTTGTCGCCGTCCTCGCCGTCGCCGCATTGTCGGCGCAGCTCGTCTACTCACAGCAGCAAATCAACATCCTCACGCGCGGCACCGGCGGTGTCGGGTCATTGATGTTGGGTGTCAGTCAGGGCGCGAGTGGTGCCGGGCAGAACACTCTGATGATGACCGGCAGCGGCGCACCAACGAGCGGCACGAGCGGAACGGGTGTTCGGTTGGCCCCTCCGGGATCGCTCTACGCCGACGTGACCAACTTCCGCTGGTACGTCAACGCGAACACGACGGCGTCGCCGCTGTGGTACAACGCATTCGGATATGCGGGCAGTACGCAGTACGCCGAAGTGTCGCTGACCAACGCGCAGATGTTGGCGCTGAGAGCTACACCGATTTCGTTGGTGGCCGCCCCGGGCGCGGGCAAACTGCTGGAATTTATCTCTGCGCAGCTATTCTTCGACTACACCGGCGCGTATACCGAGACCGCCGACAACATGGCGGTGAAGTTTACGGATGGTAGCGGCGCCGCAGTCAGTCAGACGATTGAAGCGACGGGTTTCGTCGACGCGACAGCGGATACGGTGACGAACGGTTTGGCGAAGATTGACGCTATCGTCGCCGCGACGAGTGCCGCCAATCAGGCGTTGGTACTTCACAACACTGGTAGTGGCGAGTACGGCGGTGGCAACGCGGCCAACGCCGTGCGTGTCAAGGTCGCTTATCGCGTTCACTCGACGGGTCTGTAATGGGAGGCCCCAAGATCACTGCGCCGGTGAAAGCGGCCTCGCCCGCACCGGTTGACGAAACCCCGCTGGCGCCGGAAGCTCCGCCCACGCCGGAAGCTCCGCCCACGCCGGAAGCTCCGCCCACGCCGGAAGCTCCGCCCGCGCCGGAAGCTCCGCCCGCGCCGGAAGCTCCGCCTGCGCCGGAAGCTAAGAAGATGGCGGCCCCTCGTCGTGTCGGTGTTCTGTTCCACGACGGCTTGTTGCCGCACCAGCGCCGCGCTTTCACCGTTTGGGCGCAGGCGAACCACATCAAGTACGAGCTCGTCGAAGAACCCGAGGTCTAAGTGCTAACACTACTTGCGTCGGCCGCACGGACAACGAGTGATAATTCTGGTTCGTTGTCAAGTGTTTTCAAGCATCCCGAGTTGGTCGAACGGTTATCGTTGTTTCTTGACGTTACCGCCGCGGCTACGGACGTTGGAGACACTTTGGACGTCTATCTCCAGACGACGCATGATGGCACTGTGTGGGATGACGTTGCGCATTTCACCCAAGTTCTCGGCAACGGCGGTGCCAAGCAATTCATCGCCGAATGGTTCCGAAACATGGCGCCAGAATCAGAGATGCACGCACCGCAAGACGCTGCTGTTTCAGCTGGCGTTGTGCAGGGCGGCAAGTTAGGCGTCGACACCCGAATCAAGTGGGTGATCGTTGACGGAGACGCTGACGGTTCTTTCACGTTCAGCGTGAAGGCTGACCCAATCTACAACCGCCGCTAAACGACGATGACTTTCACCTATAATGCGAGTCTCGCTTCAGAGCTCTTTCAGGTCCGGTTCCTGTTACAGGACACTGTAGACTCGACGGCGAGACCCGCATTATTGGACGACGGTGAAATCACGTGGGCTCTGTCCACCGAGTCGAACATTTACATGGCAGCCGCGATGTGCGCTGACGCGTTAGCGTCTCGATTCCGCGGAACCTCGAGGAAGAAAGTCGGCGACCTCGAACTGCATTACAGTGCTAAGATGTGGGATGACATCGCTGCGAAGCTTCGTGCTCGTGGCGCCGTAGATATGATTCCAACCGCTGGCGGCATCCTCATTGCTGACCGCGACGCTATCTGGGCAGACACGAGTCTGTTACGACCTTCGTTCTACTCGGGATTAGGACAGGATCCCACTCAGCCTTCTGACGGCACGCCGTATGTGAGTCCTGAAAGGGAGTCATAAATGGAGGCAGAGTTCCTTGAACTCATGTGTGACACCATTACTATCGCTCCGAGTAATGGTACTTTCACAGACCGCGGAAAAGCTAACACAGGAACTGTGGTTTCCTATCCTTGTCACATTGAGCCAATTAAGGGTGAAGAGATCATCCGGTCTCCTACAGGGCAAGAGCGTAAAGCTTCTTGGAAAATCTACGTTGGGACTACGTCCCGATTAGATCCTGAGGGGATATTGACTTTGCCCGCGGGATTTGAGCCACAGACACCTCCGTTCTATGCGATTGAGCGTAGAAGCGACCAAGTTGGCTCACATCATCAGGTTATCAAGGTTTGATATGCCAGTTGATGCTGAACTCTGTGAGTACCTCGAGGATGGCGCAATCGGTACTGTCGGTACTGACATCTTCGTTGGGTTCATGCCCGCCGGGGTTAACGGTATCGTGCTTACGACTTACCCGGGTGGAGCCCCAGAACAAACGTGTGGCTCTAACGGGTGGACTATAGAGGTGCCGCGTTTGCAATTGAGAGTGCGCTGGTCAGATGATGCGACCGCGATCTCAAAAGCGAATGCTTGTGCAGCCAGACTATCGGCTATCGCAAATCAAACGATTGAAGGTGTGTACTATCGCGGAGTGATGCTTCTTCAAACGCCAGGCCTGTTATATCGCGATGCTGACAACCTCGCGAATTACGGTTTTAACTTGGAAGCAGAGAAGGCACCGTCATGAGTGAATTCGTAAAGTGTTCAAAGTGTGGTCGTGTTCTCTTTACTGAGGACGCTGACGACAA